CTCTATATATAATAATCTGCTCGTCTGGAGAAACAGCAAACCACAACACGCCACTATAAGAACCATAACCATAATCACATGCACGAAATTTAACCCAATTTCTTGGAATTGAAAAAGGCTCAACAACATGAATATTCCTATCAAACTCAGTAAAAGCAGCACCTTCTTTAATATCCCAATCACCCTCAAGCAACTGCTTACGTTGGTGTTCAGGTAAGGATAGAAGCATTGCTTCATAGTCACCTTGCTCGGAGAGGTATGGGTTGTCTGATAATCTTGCAGGGATAAATCTACGTTGGAATAAAGCTTTTCCTGCTTTACTGTGTCCTTTAGGATAGGCAAGAACATTCCCTGATTCAATATCTGTGGCATTAAACTTTTTTCCGTATGGTGCTGGGTCAATAAACATTTTCTTAACCCATTGATGACCCGGACCTCCGGGGTTAGTTGTTGCTCTCATGTACACAGGTAAATCATGTGCAACTGAACGCAAACGTGAACGCATATAGTTCCAAGCATACGGAGTAGACCATTGGGTTAATTCGTCAAACCCTATCCAACTAAATGCCAAACCTTGATAACGAAGTACATCATCATCACGGTCTAAGTATGACATCCATAACCTTGCACCTGATGGTGCTTCCCATTGCATCTTTCGTTCTGACCATTTTATACCCTTCCATATCTGTGGGTATATTTCTTTTGACTTAAATATAAGTTCTCTTAATTCTTCTGTCGTGTGTCGTAGTAGTAATCCACTAAATGATGGATGACCCATATAACGTAGTGGGTCTGCTAACATGGCATAACTCTTGCCACCACCTGCTGAACCACCATATAGTACTTCTCTTTCTCCTGCTGCAAGAAACTCTGTTTGAGGTCCTACATTAGGTTTAAATACTACATTCTGCTCTTCTATAGGCACTGCTTCAACATCAGATACTTCTTGTATCTTAGGCTCTAGCACCCGTTCTTTCTTCTTCGATGGCTTTCGCTTTCTCGATTGCTTTCTGGGCGTACTCGGACCATTTTCGGAGAGTTCTAGCCTTGTTCTTACGTTGTTGCTCATGCATTAACCTTTTTCTTAATCCTACGTGAGATATCTCTCTACCTGTTTTCTTAGTAAGCCAATTAGCTATTTCTCTATAAGAATACTGTTTAGTGTATTTTCTTGCTAACTCTATGGCTTCTAATTCATATGGGATAGGGTCAAGTAAGTCTTGGTCTTCCTCGTTAATCTTATAACCAAAAGGAACAATACGTGCTATTCTTGGTATCTGTACCCATTCTTGTTGGTCTTCATCTTTTAAGTCTGTTGGCTGTGGTAACTTCCACTTACCTAAACTTCTATTCATTATTCTTTGGTGGCAATAGCATAACACCACCAGTGCTTTCTACTTGCATCTTTTCAGTTTTAACTAAACCTGTTCTATCAAGCAACTCTTTTGCTGCAGACATCTTTTCTTTTATACCTAGCTCTGTAGGGTCTAATAAACCATCTACCATAGCGACTGCAGCTCTAGGTGCATTCCTACTCATATATAGTTGTGTAGCTTCTATAACTTCATCTTTCAAAGATTTAATAATATCTGTTGTACTAGACGAAGCTGAATATCCTGCAAGTTTCTTAGCGGCTACTACATCTCCATTAGCTTCATCAAATAAGACAGATAAAAACTTTTGTTGTCTTTCCGTTAGTTCTCTACTCATGCTGGTATTTCCTTAATCATTTGTTTTTCAACACGGTCTATAAGACGTTGTGCTCTGTTAGGTGTCTGCCTATACCAATTACTATCTTCCATCTCATTTGACATATTTGCCCAATCCAAGTTTTCTACAGCAGCAATCATGTTCTTAAATTTGGATAGTCTTGGTCTACCTAATTGAAAACACATATTTGCTAATACATGCTGTATATTATTAGGTAGGTTGTCAAATTGAGAGAACAGTAAGTTACAATCTTTTATAGTTGTTTTAATGTCTCTCTCAAACCAATCATTTACTTGCTCATTTGGTATTTTAGTTCCTATGGGTTTATCGTAGTACTCTGTATCCCATTCTGTAATAAGGTGACCTATTCCCCCTGTTAAATGCCCAAGTGAGCAGTGATATGTTTCGTACTTGATGCCCTCATCATTTGCTAATTCGTCTTGTAACTGTATTAAATTCATTTTTTTCCCATAATCTTCATTGCTTGACCTGCACCTTTAATACCAAAAGATGCACTAATTGCTATAAACAAAAGATATTGATACCATTCAGGAAGTGTATTCAATACCTCAAAGCCTATTCTTACATATTCTGTCATACTCGGTATAAATACTAGTATAGCAGGTAATAATAAAACAATCAAGGCAAATTCGTCTTTCCAACTTCCATCTGTAGCATCTGCCATAGTTTTTTCCCACTCTACTTCACCTGTAGCAACTTTCTCTGCAACAACTGCTTTAGCTTTTGCTTGTGCTACTTTAGCTTTACCATCAGCTTTAACCTTCTCAACTTTACTGTTCATCCAAGAACTAGCTAGATTTGCTATAGGTCCTATGAGTGCTGTAAACATTAGAGTCTCCTAATACCGTCTTTTCTTTGTTTTTCTCTTAGCGTTTTTACGTGCTTGTTCATCAGATAATTTCCTATCCTTAGAAATGGCTTCGCTAACTTGAGATATAATTCTTCTTTTTTCATCTAAATCTCGCCGTTTTTGAAGCAATCTTTTTGGGCTGTTTAGCCACTTGTCTACCTGCTCTCTTCGCTTTTCGTTTAGCAGCCGAAGTGGCGGCGTATTCACTGGAAGAAAGAGCCTTAATTGCCGCCGTAGGTAAATAACGTTCACCGGTAGCTTTTGACCCTTGTGTACTAGGTTTACCACTCTTGGTTCTCCACTTTTGTTTTGTCCAATTGGCTAATGACCTTTGTGGTGCTCTCATATGCTTCCTTAATCTCTTCTATTGTTCTGTGGCATCCTATACAGATATCATCTTGTAATTTACAGATGCCTACGCATGGTGTTATTAAAATCTTCCTGTCCATTTACCAAGCATCCAAGCTAGTAATCCCCCAAAGAATAATACAAATATTAAAGCTATTCCGTAACCCATATATTCCATTAACTCTGCTTGTCGTTTAGCTGCCATCTTTTCTTGATATCGTCTCGACTTTCTTGCTTCTGCTTGGAACTCTTGCCAATCCTGCCATAATCCCGGTCTACCTAGATATATCATCATCTTTTTGAGTTCTTCTTCTTTTTCTCTTATCTGCTCAAGAGCCATGAACTCTTCTAAGTCTGCACCACCACCTTTAGACTTTTGTTTCTTTGCCTTCTTCTCTAACTGTTCCTTTGAGAATACGAAGTCTGATATATGTTTAGCACAACCTGTAAGTTCCTTTCCATTAGATACGAAACTTTTAATAACACTAAAAGCTGCATTTGCTGCCGCGAGTTCTGCTAACATTATCTTTTCCTTCTTGGCTTACAATATGCTGTTATCTTTAGATTAGGTCCTTCCTGTTTTGGAATCGAAGGTTGCTTGTGTAATCTCTCTGCAAAGTACAAGCATCTATCTATATCATCGAAGGTTTGTGTTTGGTCTACTACTCTTAATCCCATCATAAACACTAACACAAACTCAATCATTTATTATACAGGTACTCCTTGTACCTCCTCGTTATCCTTATGACATTCGCAATTACATTCTTCGCAATCGCACTCATAGCATTCACAAGTCTCACATCTTTTTTTATTTTCGTTTGTCATGCTGTCTCTTTAATTGTTCTTTAGCTCTTTTAAATATATTAACAACTTCAGTCTTACCCATTACTTTTGCTCTTTGTTCAGCGACTGTAAGTATCTGTATCTTTCTCGCATAAGGCTTATTGACTTTTTTAACTTTTGCAACGGTTGCTCTTGCATCTGCTGGGGTGGCGAACTTGATGCTAACTGTGTCTTTAGGATTTTCATCCGTGTATAATCTTCTGCCACTGCCTTTTGGTTTTTTGCCCGTACCAACTTTAGGGTCTTTCTTCTTTGCCATTATCCTCTGTATCCACCACCTGCTTTTTTGTAGGCTGATGCAACCATCTGTGCTTTTCTTGCACTCCATTGACCGGGAGAACCTCCTTTACCACCTGCTTTGATTCTGTTGAATATGTTCTTACGCATGGTCGGCTTAGTGTAATTCCCTGCAGCATTAACAGTACTACCCCCACTCTTTAACTTTAAGGCAGATAATTTCTTAGCTTGACCAGCATGAGCCTTACTAGCTTTTTTCAGTTTACTTGCTACTTTTTTTATTGTTCTTTTTGCCTTTGCTAGTGCCATTAGTATCCTCGTATAGATTATTAAATGTTGTATAAGGGTCTAGATAAGATTCATGTGACTCTGCTGAATGTAGCCACTGTGATGGTGCAAAGTCTGGAGCACCTTCTCCTGTAACCCATAAGGCAGGACTTGTAGCTCTAACTCTGTTGTTTGGTAGGGCAACTATATTGCCTGTCCATTTCCCTGCATCCAACAAGTACATTACGTGTGATTGTTTATGCTGTGCAGGGTCATCTGCTATGTCATGGTCTGTGTAGTCAACCGTGAACATATACTTAGCTGTATAGAACTCATTAGCTATCTTACATAACCAAGGACTAGAACTTACTCTGTCCATAACTATAACACTATGGTTTCTTGATTCACAATCCCAAGGTTGACATAAATGGTCTTCCATTGGTTCTGCCCATTCATCTACAGGTATATCAGCTACTAGTGCTTGTATTGGCATTCTTGCCCACATTGCACCACCGTGTACATTCTCTTCTTCTGTACAACCTGTAAAGACTACCTGAAAGCTTAGTGACCTATCAGGTATGGTATTAACTGCGAAAGCTAATGCGTGTAGGTATTCACCGTGATAATCCATATGATTACAAGTGAACTCCTTACGTACCCAACATTTAAAATGTGGTACGTTACTTATAAGATACGACATTACTTACGTCTAGCGGCTCCACCTTTTGCCATGTACTTGGTTTTTTTCATACCAGCACCACCTCTAGCCATATACTTAGTCTTCTTAGTAGCACCACCAGCTTTCATTTTCATTTTCTTAGTAGGTGTGCCATATCCACCTTTAGCCATATATTTAGTCTTCTTTTTCATCATCGCCATTGTTTCGTTCTCCTACGAGGTTCTATATAGTTTCTTTGCGTTTCTAGTTCTTGGGTAAGACCTATTTTTACTTGCTGATACTGCCTTTAATCTACTATTAGGATTAAGAGCATTACCACCTA